CGATTAGACGACAACATGTGTCCGTGGTGCATGTCGAAGCTGACGCTAGCGCAGGAAGAATACAAAGACGATGCGCGCGTGATAACTCGTAAATGTTCGTCATGTAGCGGAACGGTAGTGGATACATTCAAACATAAAGGAGACGCGAATGGCGATGACACCAGAAGCCAAAGTTAAGAAGAAGGTAGTGGCGCACCTAAAGACGCTAGGAGCCTATTACTTCTACCCTGTCACTGGGGGTTACGGTAAAAGCGGTGTGCCTGACATCATCGGATGCTACAAGGGACAATTTTTTGGCATAGAATGTAAGGCAGGTAAAAATAAACCCACACCCTTGCAAGAAAAGAATTTATCTGATATAAAAGATAACGGTGGCGTAAGTCTCGTCATCAACGAAGATAACATAGATGACGTGCTGATCTATGTTGGCGGTCAGAACCGCGATCCACGGCAGTTGGAATTTGACTTTGATGTCGAAGGCTCACCTGTCTAGGCACTGCAAAAATGGAGAACGGCTATGGCCTTGGAACTTACAGAAACCGAAGAGGGGTTCTATGATCTGATGCGTGAAAGCGCATTAGGGCGCAGATGGTTGCGTTGGCACAAAGAAAACCCTGACTTCTACCATCTCTTTGAACGCTTCACCTTTGAAGCTGTCAATCGCGGACACAAACGTCTTAGTGGTTGGCTGATTGCTAACCGAGTGCGTTGGGAAACGTCCGTTGTCACTAAAGGCGACGACTACAAAATCAGCAACGATTTCATCGCGCTATACGCACGACTGTTCATGGTGCGGCACTCACGTTACGAGGGGTTCTTCCGCACAAAGCGTATGAAGAGGCTAGTGCGTGACATCATGCCGAAAGAGGACGCGGTATGAGCAAACGCGAAAAGTCCAAAGAAGAATGGCGCAACATCGAACTGCACTGCGAGACTGCCTACTTGTTGGCACCGAAGTGGTCACCGATGCGTCTCTTTTTCAGATGGGGCAAGTGGTATGCGAACCGCAAAGCCCGATCCGCGAAGTAGTAATCCTCATCTCACCTGTGTTGCCACACGCTATAAGCAGTTAACGCGTGAACTTGGAGACGCAGAGTGGGATGACGACCCCCGTGCTGAACTTATCCGTACTGAGTTTAAGCACTTTGAAGCCTTGCTGAAGCAGGGCGTATTGTACGAGCCAAACTTTTAGGAGAACGAAATGGCTAAGAAATCATCGCCGCAGGCCGAAAAGGTCTGGAAGTATCTACTCAAAAATAAACTCGCAACCCCCGCCGAAGTGTCGAAAGCAACAGGCGTGTCGTATGGCTACGTCTACAAACTGATGAATAAGATCGGCACCCCCAAAGAAGTTTTCGTGCAGGAAGCCAAGGCGGCTGAAGCGGCCCCCGAGAAGCCTAGCCTGTGGCGGAGAATATTAAATGTCTTCCGCTAATGAGAAGCAGGTGGGCGGCACACACTATAAAGACATGCCACTCCAACCGTGGGACGTGATGGAAGCCGTGCTAACCCCCGAGGAATTTCGGGGGTACTTAAAGGGCAACATCATCAAATACGCACTGCGCCAAGGCAAAAAGGATAGTGACGATGCGGGTAAAGCACAGCACTACCGCGAGAAGTTAAAGGAGATGGGGTGATGGACCTTATCACGTTAGATTTTGAAACCTACTACGACAAGGAGTATTCCCTGTCTAAGATCACAACCGAAGAATACATCCGCTCCCCTCAATTTGAGGTGATCGGTATCGGTGTGAAGGTCAACAACCAACCGACTGAATGGGCGAGCGGCACACATGAACAACTCAAAGAATACTTACAGTCATTCGACTGGGCAAACTCTATGGTACTTGCTCACAACACTATGTTTGATGGTGCCATTCTTTCTTGGCGTTTCGATATTCATCCTCGCATGTTTACCGATACTCTTTGTATCGCCCGTGCTCTACATGGGGTGGAAGTTGGCGGCAGTCTCAGGGCGCTCACTGAAAGGTATAACATCGGAGAGAAAGGCACAGAAGTCGTCAACGCCCTCGGAAAGCGAAGGGACGATTTCAGTGAAGCCGACCTCGACAGATACGGTGATTACTGCGTCAACGATGTCGAACTCACATACAAACTCTTCAACATCTTCCTTAAAAAAGGATTCCCGAAAACTGAACTAAGGCTGATCGACCTCACCCTGCGTATGTTCATCGACCCTGTATTGGAACTGGACATCGGGCTACTCGAACAGCACCTCGAAGACACGCGGGAGCGGAAAGACCAACTGCTTGAGAGTGCGGGTGTGTCTAAAGAAGACCTCATGTCCAACCTCAAGTTTGCGGAAGTGTTGGAGAACTTAGGCGTAAAACCGCCGACCAAGATCAGTCTTACCACTGGCAAAGAAACTCTGGCGTTTGCTAAGTCGGACGAGGCGTTCAAGGCATTGGCTGACCACGAGGATGACCGAGTGCAAGCCGTGGTAGCGGCGAGGCTAGGCACCAAGAGCACACTCGAAGAGACGCGGACTCAGCGGTTCATCGACATAGGTAAACGAGGCACCCTGCCTGTTCCTGTCCGTTACTACGCCGCGCACACTGGGCGATGGGGTGGCGATGACAAGATCAATCTTCAGAACCTACCGAGCCGTGGTCCGAATGGTAAGAAGTTAAAGCGGAGCATCCTTGCCCCCGAAGGCTACACCCTGATTGATGCCGACAGTGCGCAGATCGAAGCGCGTGTTCTGGCGTGGCTTGCCGATCAAGACGACCTGACCCAAGCGTTCGCTAAAGGTGAGGACGTGTATAAGAAGATGGCGTCACGCATCTACGGATGCAGTGAAGGTGAAGTGACCAAAGACCAACGGTTCGTGGGTAAGACCACCATCCTTGGCGCGGGTTACGGCATGGGTGCGCTCAAATTCCAAGCACAGCTAAAGACGTTTGGGTTTGATATGGACCTCGACGAGGCCCGACGTGTCATTAACATCTACCGCGAAGCCAACTGGAAAATTAACCAACTCTGGCGCGATTGTCAGAACATGGTGCGGCACATGGTCAACGGCGACAGCTACCAAATCGGTAAGTCTGGCGTGTTGAAAGTAGTGGGCGCAGAACGCGGCATCCTGCTGCCATCAGGTTTGCTCATACAGTATGACGACTTATCAGCCGAGCAAGGCGAGAACGGTTTGGAATACAGCTATAAGACACGGCGCGGACGCACCAGAATTTATGGTGGAAAGGTGACGGAAAACGTCTGCCAAGCAATCGCTCGTTGCATCATTGGTGAGCAAATGTTACAAATTGCTAAGAGATACCGCGTTGTGTTAACCGTGCACGATTCGATTGTGGCCTGTGTTCGTGACGAAGAAGTGGCAGAGGCTCAAGCATATGTCGAAGAGTGTATGCGTTGGACACCTGCGTGGGCGGACGGTCTACCGATCAACTGCGAAAGTGGAACTGGGAAATCATACGGAGATTGTGAATGAGTGTAGCACCGTGGTCATTCAGCAAAATAAAGGCATTTGAACAATGCCCGAAACAGTTTTACCACGAGAAAATACTCAAAGAGTATCCCTTTGTTGAGACCGAAGCGATCCGCTACGGCTCAGAGTTTCACCTAGCGGCTGAAGAATACATCCGCGATGGTAAGCCACTCCCTAACAAGTTTTCCTTTGCACAGGACATGCTTGATTCCCTGAACGCCAAACGGGGGGTCAAGCTGTGCGAACGGAAGATGGGTGTAACCGAAGACCTTAAGCCGTGCGACTTCTATGCGAAGGATGTCTGGTTTAGAGGTATCGCTGACCTGTTAATCATTGATGTGTTAGCAGAAACCGCATGGGTCATCGACTACAAGACAGGCAAGAGTGCGAAATACGCAGACAAAGGGCAGTTAGAATTGATGGCACTGACTGTGTTCGCGCACTTCCCCGACATTAAAAAGGTCAAGGCAGGGTTGGTGTTTGTGGTCAGTAAGGCACTGGTCAAAGACAGCTATGCCGATTTCGATAAGCCGAACCTGTGGGAGAAATGGCTTGGCAAATATAACGCCATGAAAACCGCCGCCGACCAAGATGTGTGGAACCCTAAACCAAGCGGACTGTGTAAGAGGCACTGCCCTGTTACTGTTTGCGTTCATAACGGAGGTCACTGATGCCCTACAAAAACAAACCCCGTCCGTACAAGAAAGAGTACGAGCAACAAAAGAAGCGTGGCGAACATGCTGACCGCATGGAGCGGCAACGTGCGCGGCGCAAGATGGACAAGACAGGTAAAGACGCTAACAAAAACGGCGTAGCCGACAAGCGTGAAGGTAAGGACATCGCACACAAGAAGCCATTGGCGCGTGGGGGCACCAATAAAGATGGCTACCGTGTGCAAAGCCGCAAGAAGAACCGAGCGGCAGGGGGTGCCATGAGTAGCCCCAAGAAAAAGCGTTAGTGCCGCACTAACAAAAACCGCGTCACTAACAAAAAGTGGCGTTGCGATGGAGAACAATGTGCAGATTTTCAAGAACAAGGCGTTACTGTTGCGCCTTAAAAACCCGAACAAAGTTACGACTGTCATCCCAAACAGCAAGGAACTGCCTGACAATCAGGTGGCAGTTAAGTGGGGCGTAGACGAAGCGCACACCCTCAAGAAGCTGAACATCAAGAACGTGCCATCACCCATTGAGGGACGTTACGATTGGCCCGGGCAGTACAAGCCCTACAAACACCAACGTGTTACTGCGTCTTTTCTCACGATGAACCGCCGAGCGTTCTGCTTCAACGAGCAGGGCACAGGCAAGACTGCATCTGCAATCTGGGCATCGGACTTCTTAATGAAGCAGGGCAAAGTGCGCCGCGTGTTGGTTATCTGCCCGCTCTCGATCATGGATAGCGCATGGCGCAATGACTTGTTTTCCTTTGCGATGCACCGCACCGTCGATGTGGCCTATGGTGCCAAAGAGAAGCGCAAGAAGGTCATCAACCAAGGGGCTGATTACGTCATCATCAACTACGATGGTGTCGAGATCGTTGCCGAAGAGATTGCCAACGGCGGGTTCGACTGCATCATTGTGGACGAAGCCACGCATTATAAGAACGCACAGACCAAGCGATGGAAGACGCTAAATAAACTGTTAACCGAGGACACTTGGCTTTGGATGATGACAGGCACACCTGCGGCGCAGTCCCCCTTGGACGCCTATGGCATCGCCAAGCTAGTCAACCCGACTGCGGTGCCGAGGTTCTTTGGGTCATGGCGCGACCAAGTGATGCGCAAGATCACACAGTTTAAGTGGGTTCCGAAGGATACTGCGACCGACACGGTGTTTCGCGTCCTGCAACCCGCGATCCGCTACACCAAGGACGAGTGCCTCGACCTGCCCGAGATGGTCTACACCAAACGCGAAGTCGAATTAACCCGACAGCAGGCCAAATACTACAAGCAACTCAAAGACAAACTTGTTTTAGAGGCCGCAGGCGAAGAGGTCACGGCTGCAAACGCAGCGATCAACATGAGCAAACTCCTGCAAATATCTTCTGGTGCGGTCTATACCGATGGCGGCGAGAGCCTAGAGTTCGACATCAAGCATCGCTATCAGGTTCTCAGAGAGGTCATCGACGAGAGTTCCAAGAAGGTCTTGGTGTTCGTGCCGTTCAAGCACACTATCGACATCTTGACCGAGAAGCTACGCAAGGACGGTATCACTGCCGAGGTCATCAGGGGGGACGTGCCTGCGGCGAAGCGCACCGAGATATTCCGAGAGTTCCAACAGTCCGATAACCCAAAGGTGCTTGTCATCCAGCCGCAGTCAGCGGCGCATGGTGTGACGTTAACAGCCGCCAACACAGTTGTGTGG